TTACCCATTGGCGCGGCTTAAGAGCTTATTTTTGAATTCACAATGGTCACGATATAACCATCTTGCTCGCCCGTGGATAACTTTGGCTTTAGGCAGGTCGCCGGACTTAATCCGGTCATAGATGAAGGTCTTACCGAAGCCAGTATCGGCCATGATGAATTTCAAATCAACCAGTGAATCAGGCTGTAGTTCGTGTTGCATGAGTGCTATCTCCGAATAGGGAATCGAACCTGTAAATCAGGCAATAAAAAACCGCATTGATGCGGCGATGGTAGGTCTGGATATCATTGAGCAATGAACAGGCCTCATCGAGTGTGAGGCTGTGGTTAGTCCTTGCGTAGCTCGCTGATTCTTCTGTAAGTCTCTGGTGCTTTGTTCCCGTACGTCTTCATTTCAGACTTCAACAGAGCGACGAGGGAATCCCATTCGTTGAGGATGCCTTTGAATACCGGAACGCGCTTTGCAACCTTGTCGAATGAATCTCTGATTTCTGGAATCTGCTCAACAAGTGCAACGCATCGCCGAAAGTCTGCTGCGTCATGGGGAGCGCCGAAGTGATGACCATAGATATTCTTTTTCAGGCCACATGCGATTGAGGCAAGAGTTGCGCTACTGATGCCAACATCGCCAGTTGATTGCCATTTCAAAACCTTCATAGCCAAATCTGACATTTCTTGTCTCCAATAAAAAACCGCCATCAGGCGGCTTGGTGTTCTTTCAGTTCTTCAATTCGAATATTGGTTACGTCTGCATGTGCTATCTGCGCCCATAGCATCCAGTGGTCATAGCAGTCGTTGATGTTCTCTGCTTCGATAACCCTGTTGAATGGCTCTCCATTCCATTCACCTGTGACTCGGAAGTGCATTTATCATCTCCATAAAACAAAACCCGCCGTAGCGAGTTCAGATAAAAGAAATCCCCGCGAGTGCGAGGATTGTTATGTAATATTTGGTTTAATCATCTATATGTTTTGCACAGAGAGGGCAAGTATCGTTTCCACCGTACTCGTGATAATAATTTTGCACGGTATCAGTCATTTCTCGCACATTGCAGAATGGGGATTTGTCTTCATTAGACTTATAAACCTTCATTGAATATTTGTATGCCGACTCTATATCTATACCTTCATCTACATAAACACCTTCGTGATGTCTGCATGGAGACAAGACACCGGATCTGCACAACATTGATAACGCCCAATCTTTTTGCTCAGACTCTAACTCATTGATACGCATTTATAAACTCCTTGAAATGTATGTCGTTTCAGCTAAACGGTATCAGCAATGTTTATGTAAAGAAACAGTAAGATAATACTCAACCCGATGTTTGAGTACGGTCATCATCTGACACTACAGACTCTGGCATCGCTGTGAAGACGACGCGAAATTCAGCATTTTCACAAGCGTTATCTTTTACAAACCCATATTCCTGCTCATATCACTCTCCTTTGATGCGAATGCCTGTTGCAATGCTGTTTATGATGCTGTCAGTGCATGGGGTAGAAAGCTGGGCATCTCCAGCAATTCTCATGACCTCAACATCTGCATATCGAATACCGAGGTGTATCAGACCGGCTATACCTGACTTAAGCCGAGCATTTTCCATAAACAGATCCTTTGCCCGCTGTTTTTCTGCCTCAAGCTCAACGCGCAACTTCCCTACCGTTAACGCAATCTCCTCGTTCTCCTGGTCGCGGGATTTGATGTATTGCTGGTTCCTTTCCCGTTCATCCAGTAATGCCAGCACAGTAGCCGGATTGGCTGCGGCGATGAATTCAGCATTGGCCTGCTGTTCCATTTGGAAATCTTCATCGAAACCGCTTTCTGGATGCGCTCCTTCAATTCTGCAAATGGGAAGATATCCAACAACGTCACGATGAATTAGCGCATCATCACAATCAAATCGGCTCTCTCCATATTCGAGCGACCACACACCACACGTTGCTTTTTCTGCCTTAGCACGCAGTGCCTGATAATCAATCTGGCTCACTGGTTGCCTCCTTTGCTCGCTGATTCCACTCTGCTCTAACCTCTGAATAAAAAATCGCGCAGTCATTTCCAGGCGCTGCATATTTGCTACCAGATTGAGCGCGACACGTACCGCATCGAACGAAATAGAATCGACCGCCAGAGCCATATTCAGGGTGATCTGCTTCGCTGGCAACGTGCGCTGCGCCGCCACAGAATGGACATGGTAGTAGGTTGCTCATGAATGCACTCCCTCGTGAAGCTGTTCCGCACAATGCAGCAGGGCGTCAGTCGCCTCTTTCACCGTAACGCAGTCGCCATCGTCCAGCCCGGACACCGACGCGTGCTTAACGAACGCCGCGCAAAGGTCATCAAACGCCTTAGCCCGGACTTCAGCCAGGAAAGCGTCAGTGGCTGGGGTGTTAAGCGAAAAATCCTGTCGTCCTGATTTCAGGTATGCAATGGCGATTTTTGCGGCCGCACACTCGACAGCAAATGTCTCTTTTTCAGCAGCCAGCGCCGCGCACTTGGCCTCAAGGTTATCAATCGTGATTCCAGCAGAACGACACTCCCGCAACGCCGTTTCTAGTTTTGATTCAAGTTCACCGAACTTACGCACCAGATATTCAGCGTTTGTTTCGTTAACCTTTAAATCTCGGGGGATGCATTTACCTTTCAGGAATCCATCCATCTCAATTAGTGACATTTGTTTCATTTCTTCCCACTCCGCAACATCGCATTCAGATATTTGTTTTGATTTACTGATTGAAAAGAATTTCTCTTAAGCAATTCCTCTCTCGATGGCATTGGCTTTACGCGTTGGCGAATAATCATTTCTGCCGGAAGAATGCCGGGATTGTATGCAAGTCCTCTCATAGTAAATTCCTCAGTCATTACTGATAGCGCCATAGCGTGAGCGGTAATTACGCAGGCGAGGGTCGATATATTCAGGGAAGTGGGTATATGTGGCTTTGCGGAATGGTCGGATTGATGTCTGGTAAATTCGCTCGCGTTCTTCTTTCTCTGCAAGCCATATACAATGGCGAAATTCCTTTTCCTCTTTCGTTTCCTGCGGTAGCGACATTATCCGGTCGTAGTTTTTCCTGAATTTATCCAGCACCTCCGATACGGAATTGCCGGAACAGCGGCGCGGGTCATCCGCACCATACTGAGGCGCTGGCATGATTTTCTCCTGATTAAATTGCGTGAATAGCGTGACGAGGGAAGGGGAGAGTTACTGGTGCAAAGGGTATATCGTCGTCAAAATCCATCGGAGGTTCGTTGTGTTGTGCTGGTGATGATTGCTGCTGTGGCTTCTGTGATTGCCTGCTGGCTGCTTGTTGTTTGCTGTCGCCAATGCCGCCAAGCATTTGCATCACGCCATTAATTCCGACATGAACCTCGGTTGTGTAACGGTCTTGCCCTGACTGGTCTTTCCACTTTCTGGTTCTCAGCATTCCCTCGAAATAAATCTGATCACCTTTTTTCACATACTGCCCCACGACCTCAGCCAGTTTCCCGGATACAGCAACACGATGCCATTCAGTCAATTCCTTTTGCTCGCCAGTATTTTTATCTCGCCATTGTTCTGACGTGGCTATTGTCAGGTTAGCGAACGCTGTACCTGATGGTGAGTATCGAACTTCCGGGTCTTGTCCTACCCGACCAAGGATAATCACCTTATTTACGCCTCTGCTTGCCATTTATGCCGCCTGTTTTAGTTCGTTAACTCTGATGTTCATTACCTGAACGCATTTAGCCTGCGCCTCCTCATTGCCAGCCATTAATTGCCAGTCACGCTGATAACGCTCGATGAGTTTTTTCTTGTCAGTTTCTGTTGACGCATAATCGCTGAAGTCTTTCAGGATTTGTTCGCAGTCAACCGATGGAGATTTCTGGTTGGTATTTTCTGGTGATGGTTTGTTATCTGATGCTGGTATTGCCCATCCCGGCAGCGATGGAGGGAGCCAGTAAAATCCTGTTCCATCCTTGAGTTTTGCCCTGTGCCATCCCTGCTTTTTATCGAGAGATGTTTGTGCGAAACCTTCCTCAAGGTTATACAGATACCGACCGATTCCCCACTGAACGGCAGCGCGCTTCATTGCACCGGAACGACCACCTTTGACGGCTTCTACCTGCGTGTTTTCAGCAGCATCCCATTTGGTTACCCATTCGGAATCAATCTTTATTGATATGCCGCATTCAACGCCGCCGTTGTTGGGAATATCGCGGTATTCATTGCGCCATCCTGCTTTGCCGCAAACATCGTCCAGGCGTTTCATGATTGCCCGGTTCGTTACATAAGCCAGCACCATAGCCCACACTTTGCCATCGCGTGTTTTACCGCTTTGCTGTATTCGCCATTCGATATCTTCAGGGCTGAATGGCTCATCGAATTTATTCAAATCCATAATTCACCTCAGAATGGACACGGCCCAAGGAAATAACGCTGATTTAATACTTCAGTCTTTGCCGCATTTAAAAATACGCGAACACCTTCACGATCTCCCTTCTGGCGATACATTAACGCCTGCTGCGTGTACATGCGTCTCTGTAACTTGCTCTCCTTCACTGTGGTTGCAAGTGACATGAATATCTCCTTCGTTACCGATTAATTCTTTCATCTGACGAATGAATTCTTCGTCTGACCAGTTATCTGTAAAACTCATTTCCTGCGATACCACGGAAGGTTGATAGCTGATTTCATCGCTTTATTTGCTTCAAGCCACATTTTTGAATCACCAATAAATCTGGCTATTACTGCTTTGTTTTGTGCCGCACGAAGCATCTGGTGATTAATGGCTATTTCATTGCGCATAACGCCTCCAGTTGTTTCTTTGCTGCTCTGATTAATTGTTTAACTCGGCGTGATAATTCAGATTCGTGCGGGTAGAAAGCGGACATGACGCCGCTACCCGCGAGCTGAAAGTGCATCATGGGTAACTCCTTATATTTGATTGCATAACGAAAACGCCTCGAGTGAAGCGTTATTGGTATGCGGTAAAGCCGCGCTTAGGCGGCTGATGTTTCTTCTTTCAGGCTTTCGAGATATTTACGTGGGTCGTCGTAACATTGGCATTCGCTGTACCAATCCACCCAGCGATCAGTAAGCCCCATCTCTGATAAATCTTCATCGGTAAGGCTCTCATCCCACATCTCAAGGCCGTTAGCATTGCAGTAATCAGGCTTGATGTTGTTGTCATACTGAAAGGCGTCATAATCAGCCAGTGCGTCCATCAGGCGAACACCCTCTTCAACACTTGCCACTTCTACAATGAACGGCTTCATAGGTACTTGCGGGATATGCCAGACACGTAATTTCATATTTCCTCCGTCAAAAAAATGCCCTCACACTGGAGGGCAAAGAAGATTTCCAATAATCAGAACAAGTCGGCTCCTGTTTAGTTACGAGCGACATTGCTCCGTGTATTCACTCGTTGGAATGAATACACAGTGCAGTGTTTATTCTGTTGTTTATGCCAAAAATGAAGGCCGACTATGCGGCCTGAAATTACTTAACCAATGATGCTGCATATTCGATAAGGTAAAGTTTTGGAGCAAGCCAGATTTTCAGCCAGTCGAAATAATTGAAGAAAACAACAATAGAAGTAATCGCTATTCCTGATGTTACAAGTAGCGATAAAAGAACAACATCCGCATCATCTCCTTTATTCCATGCAAAAATCATCAGATAAACACACGCTATAATCACCAATACACAGATAGCCTGAATTCCAGCTGATGATACGGCGTGCCACATCAAAAGCTGATGGATGACATCAGGAATCTGTGCCTGGCTAAATGAAACAGCCGCGTCTATTCCATTGCTGGCTTTTTGCAGTAGTTCTACGAGAATCTTGTTTGCTTGTTCTTCCATATCTCATCTCAAATAAGTGGTTTGCTTGCAATAAAAAACCCGTCTTGGACGGGTTGATTACCATTTCTTTTTGGGGTTTCGTTGATGGGCGTGATTGACAACTTTAAACATTGCATCTCCACCAGAATTATTGTCAATCTCTGTCTTTTCGTGAGCTACTGCTAATTCAGCTGCTTTTTCACCCCTCACGGCAGCCAATCCTCCTTTTTCCAAAATCTCTGCCTTTCTCTCCTCCCGGCTCTTGTTTTCCTTCTCTGCTCTTTCTGCCTTCCTGGCCTCTCTGCGGCGGTTCCTGCTATTATCTCTCGCTGGCTTGATTGTTATGCTAGGCTTCATTTTTACCTCGCTGTAATTAGTTTTTGCCTTCTGTAACCAGCAGCATACAGTGCAACTTCAGGCAAACAAACGCTTCCGCTATTCGCATCTGTATTTGATTTGCTAATGATGCCGAGTGATATTGCTTTTTCAGAAATGCTTAAACGCTTTCTCGGGGCTTCCTGAACAGGTTCCTCACTGTCTGTGCCGAAGATCGAATCGATGATGTTGCATATAGCATCACGCTCGATAGCCAGCTTTCTGCGCCGCTCATGACGGCGAGTTTTGGCATTTCCTGCAAATGTTGATTTTCCGTACACGATTACCGTCATGATATTTTCCTCATGTGAAATGGCTTTGGTGGTGATGCGCCAGGTGCTGATCTTCTGGTTGCTGTCGTTGCAGCTGCAATTCACATCACCGCCAAACCCATCTCGTTTGGTATCTGTTTGCGCTTTGTCAGCGCCCCATCGAAGTTAAAGAGCCTGCCAATCTGTTCCGTTTGGCTTCCAGCTTCCTGCTGATGGCTAAATAGTACGATGTGTACTTTATTGAGTCAATACAAAATGTTCTAAATGTGGTTGGTTTTTTATAACACTTTGTATTTTATTGATTTATATTTTGGAAAAAGAAAACCCGACGCTAAGGTCGGGTTATTGTTGTGTGTTTTAGAGTGGTGAGGCTGTTAACTAAATGTCTCTTCAGGCCACTGGCTGGCGATAACTTTCCCTACTACGGAACAGCTATCATTGCATGGGATCATTGGATATTGCGGGTTTAGTGGTTGTAGGAACACCTGACCGCTATCCCTGATCAGTTTCTTGAAGGTAAACTCGTCACCGCCAAGTCTGGCTATGCAGAAATCTCCTGGCTCAACAGCCTGCTCAGGGTCAACGAGAATTAACATTCCGTCAGGAAAGCTTGGCTTGGATCCTGTTGGTGCGGTCATGGAATTACCTTCAACTTCAAGCCAAAACGCACAATCACTGGCTTTTTTGGTTGTGCTGACCCATCTCTCCGCATCACCTTTGGTAAAGGTTCTAAGCTCAGGCGAGAACATCCCGGCCTGAACATGAGAAAAAACAGGGTACTCATATTGTTTTTTAACGGGGGCAGATGAGTATTCGCCAGCAGGTGAAAATGTACCGTCGTGGTTGAATGAGACGTTATCAATACCAAGGTATTTAAACACCACACCAATCTCGTCAAGAGATGGATGACGAGATCCGCGCAACCAGTGACCAATTCCACCCTGCGTCATACCAAGCTCTTCAGCTAACTTCTCTTGAGTTATGCCGAGCTCTTTCATTCTGGATCTAGCCAGTTCATACCATTTCATTTTCATATCCTTATTATTACGCTATGTACTAAAACCATCCATGCACAAGATGTATTTTTTGTTTGCATTCCAAAAGTACATATCGTATTATTGTTTCATGGTTACTATGGAGGGCATATGAGCAACCTACGAAAATATCGAGAGTCACTGAATATCTCTCAAACAACACTTGCTAAGGCGGTTGGATGCACACAGGGAGCTATCGGACATTGGGAATCTGGTCGTCGCTTCCCAGACCTTAAAACATGCCGTGCTCTTGTTGCGTGCCTAAACAAGTTAGGCGCAAAAGTCAGTCTTGATGACGTGTTCCCGCCGGAACACAAAGCCGCTTAATAAGCGGATCCGCTCTTTATCAATCTGCACCGCCGACAACGCGGTAACTAATTAATCGCTCATCGAAAGATGAGTATTAGTGATTATTTACCTATGGAAATAGTAAGAAATGGAACAAACAAGTTACAGCAAACTATCACAGCGCGATGTTGATCGCGCAGAAACCGATTTACTCATCAACCTGTCAACACTTACCCAGCGCGGTCTGGCAAAGATGATTGGCTGTCATGAATCGAAGATAAGCAGAACGGACTGGAGATTTATTGCCTCGGTCTTGTGTGCTTTCGGAATGGCATCAGATATCAGTCCGATTAGCAGGGCTTTTAAGTATGCGCTTGATGGACTCACCAATAAAAAACGCCCGGCGGCAACCGAGCGTTCTGATCAAATACAAATGGAATTTTAACAACATCCAACGAGGTAATTATATGCGAAACAAAGGCTTTAATCCACCTGATACACACAAAGAAGCTAAGCGTTTGCGCTTCCTTCGTTCCATTGATGAAAGAACTCAAATCTCTTTTGTGAAAGTTGCCAGAACTGAGCTTCTGAAGGCTGAGGCGAGGGCGTTGCTCCCGTCTCTACCAAAAGAGGATGGATATACGTTCATTCCAAACGCATTTCTGGAAAAGCTGCTCAAAGAAGACATATCCGTAAGTCAGTTTAACGATGTTCTTAAGGTCTTTCGTCAAGGCAGGTAGTTATGAGCAACACAGCAAAAATCTACGATTTCAGCGCCGCACACGAGCGCAGGAGCAACAGGATGGAGAACCAGAAAACTGGTTACATTCCGTTGTACCGGAGCATTCTGAAACAGTCATGGGCGAAAGATGTTTATCTTCGCACCCTGTGGGAAAACCTTCTCCTGAATGCCGCCAGAAAGCCATACAAAGCGAATTTCAAAGGTCATGAATGGCATCTGCAACCCGGTCAACTGGTTGTGACAGCAGCTGATTTAGGTCTTCAGTTATGCGACAGGCATGGCAAGCCGGCAAGCCGTGATCAGGTTGAGCGGATGCTTCAGGTTTTTGTGAAAGAGGGGATGATCACCATTGATGGAGAGAAGCAAAAAGGTCGTGTGATCACCATCACAAATTACCATGAATATGCTCAAAAAATGGACAATTCACCCGCACATGAAGCCGCACAAACAACCGCACATGACGCCGCACATGACGAAGCCAGTAATGGCGCGGCTTTCAGCGTACATGCCGCACATGAAAGCGCACATGAAGCCGCACAAACAACCGCACATCATGAACAAGAAGGTATTAACAAGAATATAAATAATACCCCCCTACCCCCCAATGGGGGAGGCGATGGGCAGGTTAAACCTGAACGTCGCAAGGCAGAACGAATCGACTATGAATCCTTCCTGAATGCCTACAACACCGAAGTCGGTGACAGACTGCCACACGCTGTTGCGGTCAACGAGAAACGCAAACGTCGCCTGAAGAAAATCATTCCGCAACTGAAAACGCCAAACGTGGACGGTTTCAGAGCGTATGTCAGGGCGTTTGTGCATCAGGCCAAGCCGTTTTACTTCGGAGACAACGACACGGGCTGGACGGCAGATTTTGATTACCTGCTGAGGGAAGATTCGTTAACGGGAGTACGGGAAGGGAAGTTTGCAGACAGGGGGATTGCATGAGACAGGATATCGAAGCGAGCGTTATCGGTGGCTTGCTGATTGGTGGATTAACTCCAACCGCCAGTGACGTTCTGGCAACGCTGGAGCCGGAAGCGTTTTCAATTCCGCTCTACCGGAAAGCCTTCGAGGTTATCCGCAAGCAGGCGCGAAACAGAAACCTAATCGACGCGCTGATGGTTGCTGAGGAATGCGGAGAGGAGCATTTCACGTCAATCCTGATGACCAGCAAAAACTGCCCGAGTGCCGCAAACCTGAAGGGATATGCCGGAATGGTCGCGGATAACTATCACCGCCGTCTGGTGCTGGAAATCATGGATGAAATGCGTGAACCAATTCAGAGCGGAACCATCGACGCATCGAGTCAGGCGATGGATGAACTTGTAAAACGTCTCTCAGCTATCAGAAAGCCCCGTGACGAGGTTAAACCTGTACGGTTAGGGGAAATCATCACTGACTACACTGACACGCTTGACAGGCGTCTGAGGAACGGAGAAGAGTCCGATACCCTGAAGACCGGAATCGAAGAACTTGATGCCATCACCGGAGGGATGAACGCAGAAGACCTGGTGATAATCGCTGCTCGTCCTGGTATGGGGAAAACCGAACTGGCGCTGAAGATTGCCGAAGGCGTTGCAAGCCGCGTTATTCCTGGTTCTGACGTCCGGCGCGGGGTATTGATTTTCTCAATGGAAATGAGCGCATTGCAGATTGCAGAGCGAAGCATTGCCAACGCCGGGAGGATGTCGGTTAGCGTACTGCGAAATCCTGCATCGATGGATGACGAAGGCTGGGCGCGTGTTGCTAACGGCATGAGTCAGCTTGCAGATTTGGATGTATGGGTAGTCGATGCCTCGCGGTTATCGGTCGAAGAAATACGCTCAATCGCAGAACGGCATAAACAGGAAAATCCAAACCTGTCTCTAATCATGGCGGATTATCTTGGCCTGATTGAGAAGCCGAAAGCAGACCGCAACGACCTAGCAATTGCTCACATCTCCGGAAGCCTGAAGGCGATGGCGAAAGACCTGAAAACGCCTGTTATCTCCCTAAGTCAGCTTTCGCGCGATGTTGAGAAGCGACCAAACAAACGCCCGACAAACGCAGATTTGCGTGATTCAGGAAGCATTGAACAGGACGCAGACTCAATCATCATGCTCTATCGGGAAGCGGTATATGACGAGAACAGTAGCGCCGCGCCATTTGCTGAAATCATCGTGACGAAAAACCGTTTTGGCTCGCTTGGTACGGTTTACCAGCGGTTCTGTAACGGACACTTTGTTGCATGTGACCAGGATGAAGCCAGACAGATTTGCACAGCATCAAATGCACCTGCTGCGCGTGGCAGACGATATGCACAAGGGGCTGACGTATGACCATCTACATCACTGAGCTAATAACAGGCCTGCTGGTAATCGCAGGCCTTTTTATTTGGGGGAGAGGGAAGTCATGAAAAAACTAACCTTTGAAATTCGATCTCCAGCACATCAGCAGAACGCTATTCACGCAGTACAGCAAATCCTTCCAGACCCAACCAAACCAATCAATCAAATAACTCAGCAGAGACTAAAAGAAGTCCTTCTCTACGATGAGTTAACAGGGAAATTCACATGGAAAGTAAAGAAATGCCAGAGAATGAATGCTGGGGATATCGCAGGGCATAAGAGTAGCGAAGGCTACTGGGTAATAAAAGTCGATGGAAAACTTTATAAGGCACACAGGCTGGCGTGGCTCTATATGAATGGCAGTCTACCAAAAAGTGATATCGACCACATAAATCTCGTTAGGGATGACAATCGTATAGCAAATCTTAGATTGGCAACTCGATCTCAAAACATCCAAAACGTAAACAAAAAGGCAAATAACAAATCAGGATATAAAGGCGTTTCATGGGATAAGAAATCAAGAAAATGGAGGGCGCAAATCGTAATCAACAAGAGGAAAGTTAATCTTGGGTTTTACGATGACCCAAAGGAAGCTCATAAAGTATATGCAAATAAAGCGGATGAATGTTTCGGCGAATTTGCGAGGTATTAAAATGAAATGTGTCAAATATCACCTTACCAATGAATCTATAAGATATAACGCCATTCAGTACCTTAGGACATGCGATTTAGACATCATTGTCGAGTTTAAGCAACGCAACCGCAGCTTAGACCAAAACAGGAAGCTATGGGCCTGCTTAGGTGACGTCTCTCGTCAGGTTGAATGGCATGGTCGCTGGCTGGATGCAGAAAGCTGGAAGTGTGTGTTTACCGCAGCATTAAAGCAGCAGGACGTTGTTCCTAACCTTTCCGGGAATGGCTTTGTGGTAATAGGCCAGTCAACCAGCAGGATGCGTGTAGGCGAATTTGCGGAGCTATTAGAGCTT